GGCGAGACGGGCCTGCTGCGCGTCGCGGGCTTCGGCGTCGGCGGCAACGGGCGCGGCGACTCCGGGGCCGGCAAGCTGCGCGAGGCGACCCTGCTCGGCCGCAGCGTCGGCTGGCAGACCCATCGTCTCATCGCCGGCATCGGCAGCGACGGGGCGCGCGTTCTGGCCGGCGTCGGCGGCTGCCGCGGCGATTCGGGCGGTCCCGTCTTCGCGGAGGCGACGGGCGAGGTGGTCGGCGTCGTTTCATGGTCGAGCCCGGCCGAGGGCCGCCGGGGCGGCACCTGCGGCGGCCTGACCGTCGCGACCGGGGCAGGCGAGCACGCCGACTGGATCGCCGCCGCCTCGGTCGCCCTTCGCAGCGGCGGGGAGGTCGCCTCTCCCACCGCGCGCTTCGCTCGTGAACCCAGGGTTCAGAGGCAGACGAGGGCGCGGACGGTTTCGAGGGTCGTCCGGTCCCGGCGAGACTAGCCCGCCGGGCTGGTTCGCCGGCGAGCGTCAGCCGTCGGGGCTCGACTCGCCGATGCGCGCCTCCAGGGTTAGGCCTGGAAGGCGAGCAGCTTGATGGCGTCGAAGTCCTGCACCCCGCCGCCGACCCGCTTCGTGGTGTAGAACAGCACGTAGGGCTTGGCCGAGTAGGGGTCGCGCAGCACCCGCACTCCCTGCCGGTCGACGACGAGGTAGCCGCGCCTGAGGTCGCCGAAGGCAATAGCGTGCGCGCCCGGCCCCACATCCGGCATGTCCTCCGCCTCGATGACGGGGAAGCCCATCAGCGTGGAGGGTGCGCCGGCCCCGGCCGCGGGCTGCCACAGATAGCCGCCCTGCGCGTCCTTGAACTTGCGGATCACCCCGAGCGTGCGCCGGTTCATCACGAACGACGCCCCGGCGCGGTAGCCGCTCTTCAGCGCGTAGACGAGGTCGAGCAGCTTGTCGGAGGGATCGTCGAGCGGGAAGGCGGCAGCCGCCCCCGTCGCGATCACGCCGAGCTTGCCCGACGGCCGGCCCACCTCGGCCGCCCTCGCCGCCGACAGGATGCCGAGCGGCCGGTTCACTCCGTCGCCCTTGATGAAGGCCGCGCTCTCCTGCTCGGCGAAGGCGCCCTCCACCTCCTCGGCGATCCACTGCTCGACGTCCACGGCCGCGTCGTCGAGGATTGTCTGCGTCGCCGCCGGCATGGCGTAGAGCTCCATCGCCGGGAAGGCGATCTCGGTCAGAGCGCCGGTGTCGGTGACCGGCCGCGCGGCCGTCTCCCCGACCCAGCCGGCCGAGAAGCCGCTCACCGGCACCGCCTTGCGGTAGGAGGCGGTGGCGATGGTGCGCACCGTCGCAGCTTGGCGGATCGGCGAGACCAGGGCCATGCGGCGCAGGATCTCCCGCTCCGCCTCGACCGGCACGAGGTAGCCCCCGTCGGGCCCGGAGCCCGCCTGAAGCGCCTTTGCCTCCAGCCCCTTGAGACCACCCGTCTCGCCGGCCCGGACGTAGAGGTCGAAGGCCGCCTTGTGCTCCCTCGCCTCCCCGCTCTGGGCGGGACCCAACGGCGCGCCGAGCATCGGCCGCGCCGCCTTGAGCGCGAGCTCGTCGAGACGGCGCTGCGCCGTCTCCAGCCCCTGCCCGATGCGGGCGAGTTTTTCTTCCGTGACCGCGTCGGCGCCGGCGCGAGCCTCGATCTGGCCGAGCCGCTCGTCGTTCGTGGCTCTCAAGGCCTCGAAGGCCCTGTTCAGCTCGCCCATCGCCTGGGCGGCGTCGGGACCGAGCGCCTTGTTCTCCAGGATGGCGTCATGTGCGTGCGTCATGGTTCAGTTCCTCATGGACTCGAGGGTGCGCGCGGCGCGCCGGATGGACCCGGCGAGGGCGCCTTCGTCGTTCTCGGGCGCGCGCTCCACGGCGTGGACGCGCGCGCCGGGCAGCAGCGGGAAAGTGACGAGCGAGATCTCCCACAGATCGACCCGCTCCAGGATGCGCCTCACCCCGCCCGGCGAGCCGCGCGCCCGCTCGGCGCGGAAGCCGATCGAGAGCCCGTCCACCGACCCTTCGCGCAGAGCGCGAGCAGCTCGCGCGCCCGGCCGACGCCGAGGTTGAGCCGGCCCCGCGCACGCAGGCCGCGGGAATCCTCGGCAAGGTCGAGCCAGGCTCCGACCGGCTCGGCCGGGTCGTGCTGCCAGAGGAGCCGCACGCCCGACGCGCGGCGGCGCGCGAGGCTCGCCGCGAACGCGCCCGGCGCGACGGCGTCGCCCTTCAAGTCCGGCACCCCGAACAGGCTGGCGTAGCCCTCGAAGATTCCGGCCTCGGCAAGTCTCGTGTCGGCGAGCCCCGTCACCGCCGCCCTCCCCTCACCGCGCCCGTCCGCGGCGCTGTGGCCCCGAGCCGCGACAAGGTCGCCAGGAAGGCGCGGATGACCGTGGCCGCCTCGGGCGCACGCGGGTTCGCGCCGCGCGCCTGAGCGCCGGCGTCCGTCGATTGCTGCATCGCTCTCTCCGTTCGGTGTTGGTCGGGGCGACGCGCCCTCAATCGTCGCCGTTGCGGCGGTTGAACCGCGCCAGCTCGCGCACGAACTCGTCGAACCGCGCCCCCGCGCAGGTCAGCTCGCGCTGCAGATACCCGTTCTGGAACCAGCCGAGCGCGATGCAGAGCACGAGCGCGAGGTGGCCGATGTCGGCGTGCCTCAGAAAGGCGTGGATGAAGGATTCCAAGTCATGCCCCCTTTGGTTCTCGTGACTCCCCGCAGAGGCGCGCCGCTCAGGCCCGTTCCTTCAGCCCGTAGCCGACCGCCTCGCGCTTCTCGTCCTCGGTGAGGAAGCTTGCCGCCTCCACCCGCCGCCACAGCGCCTCGCGCTCGGGCGAGAGCGCCTCGATGCGGTCGAGGTCGAGCTCGAGGGTCAGCCCCTCGGCGCCCTCGAAGGCGGGCGCCAGCCAGGCGAGCATCGCCCGTCCCGTCCGGGTCGCCATCGGCACCACGGTCTGGCGCCAGAAGGCGCGGTTGGCCTCCTGGTAGTTGGCGTAGGTCGCGTCCCCTGGGATGCCGAGGATCATCGGCGGCACGCCGAAGGCGGTGGCGATCTCGCGCGCCGCGGCCTGGCGCGCCTCGACGAAGTCCATGTCCTTCGGCGACAGTGACAGCGCCTTCCAGTCGAGCCCGCCCTCCAGCAGCAGCGGCCGCCCGGCGTTGCCCGCGCCCTGGAAATTCGTCTCCAGCTCCTCCTTCAGCCGGTCGAACTGCCCCTGCGTCAGCCGCGTACCCTCGGGCCCGGCGTAGACCAGCGCCCCCGAGGGCCGCGCCGCGTTGTCGAGCAACGCCTTGTTCGAAGCCCCCGCAGCGTTGTGGATCTCCAGCGCGCTCAACGCCGCCGCCATCGGCGACAGGCCGTAATGGTCGTCCGCCGGGTCGAACAAAGTCAGGTGCAGGATCGGCCGCAGCCCCTCTCCGTCCTGCCTGAAGCGAACCTTGCGCGCGCCGACGCCGTAATCGTAGGCCGCGGGCCAGCCGTCCTCGCCCGGCACGACCGCCATCCGGTCCGGCCGCAGCCCGTAGAGCTCGCGCGGCCGCCCCTCCAGGCTCACGGCCTCGATGTAGGCGTTGCCCGAGACGAGGAGGTGCGCGTGCGCCGCCTCCATGAAGGCGGTCCCGGTCTCGCGCGGGTTCGGCCGCCCCACGAGGTCGAGGATCGGGTGCGCCCTCGTCTCCCGCCGCCCCTCGAACAGGAGCCACGGCACCGAGGCCGCCGCCTCGGCGATGAGCCGCACGCAGCGATAGGCCACCGCATTCCGGCTGTAGCCCTCGCGCGCCAGCGTCACCGCATCGCGCCCGCCCCAGGACGCGCCCCATCCGGCGCGGCCCGCGCCGGTGAAGGCCACCATCGGCCCGCCGAGCGCGGCGCGCGACCCTTTGACCTCGGTCCCCCTCTGCGTCTCAGCGTGTTTCGAGCCGAGCGCGCGGCCCAGCCAGGAGAGGCCGATCATGCTTGTTCTCCAAGGTTGCATCGCGTGGCGGGAGCGTCCCGCCTAGAGCGCCCGCATGCGCGGCTCGGCGCCCGTGCCGACCAGCGCCGTCACCGCCCAGACGAAGGCGTCGAGCCGGTCCGGCGAGCGGCCGTTCGAGAGCCCGCCCGGCCCGAAGTCGCACAGCTCGTCCTCCAGCGCCGGGAACGCGTCGACGAAGCGCACCCGCCCCTGCTCGGTGAGCTGCGCCGCGGGCTCGGCGCGCAGATACTTGCCCCGCGTCGCCCGCACGCTGGTCACCGGCACGCCTGGGTCCGCCGCGCGCAGCACGGCTGTCGCCATCTCGCCGCCCTGGTTCACCTCGACGACGAGCGCGTCGGCCTGAAGCCGCCGGTAGAGCCCGATGGCGGCCTCGGCCCAGGCGGCCGGGCGCGCCGCCTCCACCGAGGCGTCGGCGAGGAGGTGGACGATCCCGCCCAGGTCTCCGACGTCATGCGTAATCCCCGCGGCCACGATGCCGCAAGCCGAGGCCCGCGCGCCGGACGAAGCCGGCGGATCGACGGCGACGACGATGCGCGCGAGCGGCGGGGGGCTCTCCTCCCGTGCCGCCTCGATCATCTCCCGCGTCCAGAGCGCGCCTGAGCGCTCCTCGACGATCTCCCCGTCGAGCTCCTGCCGCCCGAGCCGCGTGCCTTCGTAGCGCGCCACCACCGCCTCCAGGAAGGCCGGCGAGAGGTTGCCGGCATTGTCGTGCGTTCTGGCCCGGTGCGTCACGGTGCGCGGGTCGGCGATCAGCCGGTGCAGCAGCGCGATCGGCCGCGGCGTCGTGGTCACGATCGTGCGTGGCCGCCGCCCGACCCGGAGCCCGAACTGAAGCATGTCCCAGGTCTCCCCCGGCCGGCGCCATTTCGCGAACTCGTCCGCCCAGGCCGCCGCGAACTGGGGCCCGCGCAGCGAGTCGGGCTCCTCGGCCGAGAACAGCTGCGCCACCGCCCCGTTCGGCCAGACCAGCCGCCGCCGCGTCGGCTCGTAGCGCGGCCGCCCGAGCCCCCCATGCAAGCTGAGGAGGCCCGACACCCCCTCGACCATCACCTCGCGCACGTCGGCATGGGTTTCGCCGATCAGCGCGATCGGGCTCAGCGCCGCCTCGGTGAAGGGCGAGAGCCCGAGCGCCATCGCCCGCACCCATTCGGCCCCGGCGCGGGTCTTGCCCGCCCCGCGCCCGCCGAGCAGGAGCAGGTTGCTCCAACCCCGGCCGCCCGGGTCGTCGAGGGGCGGCAGCTGCCCGTCGCGGCCCCAGACGGACCAGTCCCGCTCAAGGTCCCAGGTCGCCAGCCCCGTCAGCGCCCGTCCGGCCTCCTCGCGCCAGGTATTCGTCCCGCAGCCCATCAAGCTTGCGCGCAAGCGCCTCGCGCAGCGCATCCGCATCGCGAGGGCATCTTGGACCATCGTCATCCCCGGACTCCTCCCGACCCGTCGTCGCGCTCGCGGCCCTGCCCTCACGGTCGATGGCCGCCAGGTCCTTCAGGGAGCGCACCACCTGCGCCAGCACGCGGGCGGCCCGCTCGGCGCCCGCCACGTCGCCGGCCGCCTCGGCCAGCTCACCCGCTCGCCGCAGCGCCGTGATCTGCGCCTGCACCGCCCCGTAGGCGAGCCTCACCTCTTCCGCTCGCTCGGGGCACAGCCCGAGCCCCGTGCATGGCCGCCCGAGCCGCGCCGTCCCCTGCGCCGCACGGCGCTCGCGCATGACCTCGGCGTGGGGCGGCCACCCCTCGCGCCCGGCGATCTGGACGATGCCCGTCTTCGAATAGCCGGTCGCCACCGCGATCGCCTCCACCGTCAGCTCCGACTCGAAGTACAGCGCCTTCACGCGAGCGATCCGCCGCTTGCGCCCGCCAGGCTCGATGGTCGCCATGTCCCCTCCCGAAACGCAGTGCGCCCGGCGCGGCGGGGACCTCATCCCCACCGCCCGGGCGCACCTCCTGAGCATTCACGAACCCTAGCAGGGGAGCGTGAGGCTGTCAAGCATTTTTTCTGTTTCTATGACAATTTTCTCGAAACATATCGAGCCCCTGGGTGTCGAAGTTCATGCACGCCACGTGAGATGCGGCAGGCAGGCGCTCAGGTCGCTCGGACTCCCAGACCCAATCCGGGACGTTGAGAGATTATTACCCCAGCATCGCACCGATGTCAAGTATTTTGTCCTTGAGTGGCCGACAAAAAGAAAGGGCGACCCGATGGGCCGCCCTCCTTCAACATCGATGCGGCGAGGGTCAGGCCGACGCAGTCGCCTGCCGGTTCAGCCGGCTCTCAGCCAACGTCGACAGCTTTTTGTCGGTTGCCTTCTCCTCGTCGAGATTCTGCTGGAGCAGGCGCGCGCAGTCGGGGCGGCCGAGTTCCTCGGCCCACGCGATCAGAGTGCCGTAGCGGGTGATCTCGTAATGCTCGACGGCCTGGGCCGAGGCAAGCATGGCCGCGTCGCGCACCTTCAGGTCGGCCACCTCGCCCATCAGATCCGTGGCTTCCTCGAGGATGCCGTCCATCGCGGCGCAGGTCACGCTCTTCGGCTCGTGACCGTGCTGGCGGAACACCTGCTCGAGGCGCTGAATCTGGTTCTTCGTCTCGGTGAGATGGCTGT